CGGTGCGGGTGTAGGAGGAGCCATTACAGGTCGTGGTGCGGATTTATTAATTATAGATGATCCACATAGTGAACAAGATGCCCTTAGCCAAACGGCCATGGACAACGCATGGGAGTGGTATACCTCGGGTCCTCGTCAGCGTTTACAACCAGGAGGTAGTATCGTTTGCGTGATGACCAGATGGAGTGAAAAAGATTTGACGGGTAACCTCATGCGTGCCATGAGTGAGGTGAAAGCAGACCAGTGGGACGTGATAGAGTTTCCTGCGATCATGCCTAACGATCAACCTGTCTGGCCAGAGTATTGGAAGATGTCAGAACTAGAGTCTGTAAAAGCATCCTTGTCGGAACAGAAATGGCAAGCCCAGTGGCAACAGAACCCCACAGGTGAAGAAGGGGCCATCATCAAACGTGAGTGGTGGAGAGAGTGGGATAAAGAAGAAAAACCACTACTACAACACATCATACAATCCTATGATACTGCGTTTACAAAAAAAGAATCTAGTGACTATAGTGCTATATCAACGTGGGGTGTGTTCTATCCTGATGAGATAACGCCCAATATAATATTATTAGATTGTATCAAAGAACGTTTCGAGTTCCCTGAACTCAAGAGAGTGGCTATGGAACAATATAAATACTGGGAGCCAGAGTCCGTGATCATTGAAGCAAAAGCCTCGGGCCTCCCGCTCATACAAGAATTACGTCAGGTCGGTATTCCTGTTATCAACTTTACACCTAGTAGAGGTAATGATAAGTTATCACGTGTGCACGCTGTTGCTCCTGTCTTTGAGAGTGGCGCAGTATGGGCACCGAAGAAACGCTGGGCTGAAGAGATGATAGAAGAATGTGCTATGTTCCCACACGCCGAACATGACGACCTTGTAGATTCCATGAGCCAAGCATTATTGAGGTTTCGTAAGGGAAACTTTGTAGCTCTGCAAGATGACTATGAAGACGAGCCCACGGACCACGGAACAGAACCGGAGTATTATTAATGGTATCAAGATTTGATCTTTACAGAAAAGCTGGCGATGAAGCAGTCGATGATGATCCTGCATATAACATTGATAATTTAAGACAAGATTTAAAATCAGTCGGCAAAGCACTTTATGGTAAACCAAGAGGTGTTCCTGACACAGCAGATTTAGTGCAAGGGTTTTTTAGTGGTATAGATGATGCTGTTGAAGCTTTTACACCAGGTAAGAATAAAGCAGATAGAGAAAATTACACAAAAGTTTATGAGCAAGAAGAAGCAAAACAAAAAGCATTAAGTGATCAATATGGTCCTGTGTCAGGTCGCTTTGAACAAATGGAAAAAGCTAGAACTATTAATGAACAAATAGGTGATAGACAAACATCAGGTACAGGTCAATTTTTTAGAAATATTTTAGGTCCAGGAGCAGACATAACAAAAGAATTAGCTCAAGGTAAACCTTTCTATGAATTATCTCCAATGCAAATGGCAGATGCTGCTTTTGCTGTTGTTGATCTTGTCGATGTCATAGGTGTAAAGACATTGCTAGCTAAAGGACTTACAACAGGTGCTAGAAAATTAGTGCAGAGTATTGCTAATGCAACAACAAGAGAAGATAAATTACGAATAGCACAATCAGCAGATCCTAAAACAATTATGGAGTTAAGAGGTGGAGGATTTACACCTGATGGTGTTATGAGAGCACCTGATGATGGAATGGGATCTGCAAGTCCTACTCTAAATAAGATTGATAAATTTGATGACTATATAAAAAAACAAAGTCCTTCTAGAAAATATAAACTTGATATTACAAAAAAAAATTTAAAAGATTTAAATGAAACAATGACAAAAATTAAATCTGGAGAACTTGAAGCAAATTTGGGTGCAGATAATTATAAAAATGTTAATAGAATATTCTTAAATAGATTACTAAAAGAAAATCGTTTTAATCCAGAGGATTATTTAGATTTTTCTTTAGAAGAAATTGAAAAAACTTTAAAAAGTAAAAATGCTTTTCGAAAACAAAATTTTCAAGAAAATAAAAAATTAATTCAAGAATATATTAATAAATCTGATCCAGATTCTTTAACTTCAAAAGAAGTAGCTGATCATTTTGATGTCGGTGTTGACATGGTAAAATCAAATTTTTCTTCTAAACCTGAATATAAATCTAAATTTATAGTTGATAAATATCACCCTGTTGATGGAGCAAAAGATTTTTCTTTTGTAAAGTTATTAAAACAAAATCAAGAAGACCTGGGTATTGAAAAAATAAATAGAGCGGGCACTCAAGATAGATCTGAATATTTATTATTTGATGGTTTATTTAGAAGTACAAGTCCTCTAGATTTTGGACTTAAATCTAATGCCACAAGACAAGAGGTTGCAGAAAAATTTTTTGAATACATGAAAAAAGAAAAACCTAATTGGAGATCCGAATATAGAGATGAATTAAATAACTTAGCCTACCTTGATCAACAAAAAAATATCGCAAATAGAACAATTGAAAATATGTTTAATGACTACAAAACAAAGTATCCTAAACAATTTGCAAATGAAAACGTGGGTGAGTATAAACTTCAAATATCACATAATTTTCCTCTGAAGGGAGATCCAAAATTTTTAAAGGGAGCAGCTCTTGATGCAGCAAGGCTAAGTTACAGTAGAACTAATAATGTTCATCATGCTAAAATAGAATCACAAGTTTTAAAAATAAAAAATAAAGTGGCTGAAACAGGAAAGATTACAGAAGAACAATTAAAAAAACTAGATGAGTTAGATAAAAAAGCTAAAAAACTTGGAACTCTTTATTTTACAGATATTGGAGGTGAAATAAAATATATTGGAGAAAAGAAAGCTCCTGGTATAAATACTTTAGTTAATGCTCTTGAAAAACATTTTGTTGAAATATCAAATAGAAAAGGACCCGGTAAAAATATTAAAGGTCAAACAATACCAAAAGATTTTCAAACAAAAGAAATAGGTGTAACAGGAAAATTTGGAGACGAATTTGTACCTAGACCTTTTGACAAAGGTGGTCCCGTCAAGATGGCCATAGGCGGTGATCCGTTAGAAAATATCAATCAACAACAGTTTGCATCCGACCCAGCCACAGACGATAACTTCTTTACAAAAGCAGTACAAGACGAAAATCTCTTAGCGTTTAATCCATTAAATTTATTCAAAGTTTTTAAAGAAGCTCCTGCGGTAGCCACACCTAATAAAGTTGTTGGCAAAGCTACAGACGCTCCGACAGGTACATTACCAGCCACTACCAAAGTAGACATGAATGATTTTCCTTTCAAGTCACACTTTATTGAAACATTATCAGAAAAAAATATACCTAATATAGATTCACCTCAGGGTTGGAGAAATCTTTTTTCAGGTACCAAAGGCTTTGCAAAATCTGAATTAGAGGGCGCAGGTATATTAGGCTACCTTGAAGACGCTGAAAAATTTATGCCTGGCATGAAAATTACTAAAGAAAATCTCATAGATGTTTATGAACGATCTCCAATTGCAAACTTAGAGATTAAAGTAAAAACAGAGGGTTTCATTCCTGGTGAACCAGAGGACTACAAAATATATTCAGGGAGTGCCAAACATAAGAACATGGGTAATGCAGCAATTGATGAGGGAGGCACTGATTATAGAAATATTGTTATTAATGTTAAAAAAATTCCTGGACAGGAGAAACCCTTTTTTAATCAAGGACACTTTGATAAAGACCCAAACGTCTTAGCCTTCACTCGTGTAGCTAATTATAAAAATGCTATGGGTGATGATGTTGCCGTCATACAAGAATTACAGACAGATTTAATTACAAACCTTAGAAAAGAACAAGAAAGAATTAAGGCAACGGTAGGGGCTGTTAGAAATAAAAAACAAAGTTATTTAAGTACTTTAGAAAGATTTCCTGACGACACTTATATCAAACAAGAACTGGATAAACTTAATGCAAAATATCCTGAAGAAAAATTAAAATTTTTAGAGAGCACAGATTTAACAAGACCTGCTGATCCAGTTTTTCTTGATCAATTAGCACCAGAACTGAGTACACAATTAAACGCTATACAAGATCAAATTAATAATATCCTTGCACAGAATAGAGGTCGACTTGTAAACCCAAACTATATGGATCAAATAAAAAAATTACAAGACGAGGGACTTGTAATTTTCAATAGACTATTTGATTTAAATAGACAAAAAAACTTTGATGATATGTTACAGGGAACTTTTGTAACAGACGCATACGAGGCAGGTAGAATTGAAGAAATAGGAAGAGGTACGTTTGTGCCTAACGATAGACCTGTAGAAACTTTCGGTCAAATTCCTTTTGGTAAAGGACCTGACTGGATAGACCTTATGTTAAAAGCAACAATACAAGACGCACAAAACAGAGGTATAAACAAAGTTGCGATTATGCCGTCTGACATAGTAAACAAACGTTGGAGCAAAGATGCTGACGGATCTGCTGGAGAAAAATTTCAAACCATTTATGATAAGATTTCAGTACAAGAGTTAAAAAATATTGCAAAGAAATATACTGGTAACAAAGCCAATTTGAAAATAGAAGAAATTGTAGATCCTAATAAAAATCAACAAGGCTTTCGTGTTTTAAACAAAGGAGTAAATGGTGAATATGAAAAATTGAAAGAATTAGATCCAAATACAAACTATCCTAATAGAGGTCCAGAAGACACAAGTGCATACAATTATGATATATTAAACCTTGCAAAAGACTATGATTTTGGCGAAGTAATTATTAGAAAAGAAATAGCTCCAGGTCAATCAATGGATTATGCTATAAAAATAAACAAAGCCCCTGTCGATAAAAAAACAAATTTATACGAAGAAATTGAACGATTAAATTTTGAAATTGATCAACAAGATACTTTTGAATTAGTGCCCGCTAAAGAGGGTGTTAGTCCACAACTTATAGTAGAAGAATTTAACCCTTCAGTAACAAAAATGTATGTTTTAACACTACCTGAGGAAACAACAAAGAAAGGCCCAATGTTCCTTTTCCGTAAAAAAGATGGTGGTAAAATCAAATCAGATGGGTTAGTTTCAATAACTGATATCTATGGAGATTATTAATGGTAGAAAAGTTTAATTCCAACGTACCCAACCCTCAAAGAGAAGGTGCTGTCACAGATGATAGAGGTGACTTAGATGTTGAACAAGTTGGAACAATAGTAGATTTAGAAACAAATCAAGCACAAACAGATGTAATGTTAGACGATGACGGGTCGGCGGTAGTAAACCCTGAAGAAGCAATAACACAACCCGATGGATTCATGGCAAACCTTGCAGAAATATTGCCAGAGGATTACATGGAAGAATTGGCAAGTGACCTTGCAGAAAAAATTGAATCAGATAAATCATCAAGAGATGACTGGGAACAAGCTTATACAAAAGGATTAGATCTTTTAGGTTTTAAATACGAAGAACGCACACGTCCTTTTCGTGGAGCTGCTAGCGTAAATCACCCTGTATTAGCACAAGCTGTAACTCAGTTTCAAGCAATGGCTTATGTTGAACTTCTGCCTAGTGATGGACCTGTCAGAACTCAAGTCGTTGGTGCAAACTCTAGTGAATTACAACTAGCTGCAGAACGTGTTAAAGATTACATGAACTATGAGATTACTCATGTCATGGAAGATTACAATCCAGAGATGGACCAGATGTTATTTCAATTACCTTTGTCAGGTAGTGCATTTAAAAAGATTTATTTTGATGAGACTCTAAACAGAGCAACTGCAAAATTTGTTCCCGCTGAGGATATTGTTGTTCCGTATGATGCGTCTGACTTAGATTCTTGTGATCGAATTACTCACGTTTTAAAAATGAATCTCAATGAGGTTCGCAAGAAACAAGTTTCAGGATTCTATAGGGATGTAGAGACACTACCTAATGAGGATAATTCTTCTCAAGTACAAGAGAAGATGAATCA